CCCGCGCCCGCGAGATCATCGCCCGGCGGCTCGGCAATGCGTGACCCCGACACGGACGCGATCCTTCAGGCGGCGCGGCTCTGCCCGGATGTCTTTGCCGAACTGCTCGGCTTCAACCAGTCCGCGCTGCACGCCGAGATGCAGGCGCACCTGTCGAAGTACGGGGACGCGGCTATCGGGATGCCCCGAGGCCACGGGAAGTCCGTGCAGTTGGGCATTCGGCAGGCGTGGGAGATTGGCCGGAACCCCAACATCCGCATCAAGCACATCGGGCAGACGGTCGTAAAGGCGCAGGAACAGATCCGCATGGTCGTGCAGATCATGCGCTCGGATGTCTACCGCGCCGTATTCCCCGACTTGAAGATGCTGAAGCCCGACGCATCGACGGACGGCAGTAACGAAATCGTGGTGAAGTCCAAGGCCATGCACAGGGACGCGACGATGCAGGCGGCGAACATCTTCGGGCGCGCTGGTGGCCGTGCCGACCTCCTGTGCGGGGACGATGTTTGCGACCTCCGAAACTCCGTCCTGATCCCCGCCGAGCGCGAGAAGGTGAAGGAGGCGTGGCGCAACAACTGGCTACCCATGCGCGACTTCAGCGCGGGCAGGCCGCGCACTTGGCGACTGTTCACGCCATATCACACCGATGACCTGACCGCCGAATGGAAACGCGCGGGCGAAGAAGATGCCTCGTTGTTTTGGAAGCCGTGCAGAGGCTTCGAAAGCCCGTGGCCGGAAGTGTTTACGCCGGAAGTGCTGACGGCGCAGCGGCGCGAAATGGGGCCGCTCGGCTACGCCCGCGCCTACGAACTCGTTCCGGTGTCCGATGAATCGCTTGTGTTCCGTCCTGAATGGTTGGAGGCTGGCTACTACCCGGTTGACCCGCCCGAGAACGCGCGAAGCAACGGCACGATTGTTGCGGCGATTGATTGGGCGTTCACCGAGAAGCGCGGAGAAAAGGGCGATTACAGCGTTTGCGTTATTGCACTGCTTGACCGCGATGCGAATGTTTGGGTGCTGGAGTGCCTGCGTGTGCAGGCGACATTTCCCGAATTCGTGCGCCGCGCTACCGATGCCTGTGACCGTCTAGGGGCGGCCTTGATCCTTGCCGAAGGCAATGGCCCCCAAGCGGGCCTCTGCCAGCAACTCCAGCAGGCAACCCGCATCCCGGTTCGCCGCCTGACCCGCACGAAGGACAAGATCACGCGGGCCAGCGAGGCGCAACCGATGGTCGAGCAGGGGCGGCTTCGGCTGCGGTGCAGAGCGGATGGCAGGCTCGAATCGACCCAAGAGCCAATCCGCGACGAGATGGTTTCCTTCCCTGCTGGAGAGCATGACGATACGGTCGATGTCGTGTGCGATTTGCTAGAGCATGGCAGAACGCGGCGTTATGATCCACAATCAAAGCCAGCCACGGTGGCGAACACGCGCCCGAAACTGTGGAGGTTGTACGGGAACAATCCATGAGCCTCATGCCGCAGAACGCAGCCGACAAGACCCAAGCAGCCGATCAGGTTCGCACCGCGCCAATCTTTCAGGCGTTGGTTACGCCTGTTGAACTCCAGCGGTCTTATTACCTTTCGGTCAACAAGATTCTTCGGCAGGGGTCGCTTGCGTTCCGCAAGGATCGAAACCTTCAGCGGCAGATGCGTTACGACCCCGACATCATGGGGCCGCTCACCATGCTGCAACTGTCGGTCGCTTGCAGCGAGTGGGCCGTGCAGACTCCCGCCGATCTTGCCCGCGACGAAGAAGCCGCCGAGCAGGCTGCGTTTGTTGAAAAACTGCTGAAGAACATCCCGCGCTTCACCGATCTCATGCGTCACCTTCTCGACGCTCTGTGGTACGGGCGCAGCGCGGTGAACATGGTGTTCGGCAAGCAGGGTGAAACGGTGTATGTGCGCGATTGGCTCCCGATCCACGGCGACAGCATCACAATCACGGAACTTGGGCAACTTGGCCTGAAAGTCGGCCCGCGCTACTACACGCAGACCATCGGCGGCGCGCAGCCTGACACCGACAAGATCAACGGCACGGTCATCGGTTGGGATAGCCGCGTTCTGCCGCTTGACGATGAACAGCGCGCGACGATTGCGCTTCATACCTTCCAGCCGCAGGGCGTGGACTTCGATGACCCGTACGAGGCGGAGAACGCCTACCTCGGTCGCGGTATGCGCGACCTCGTGTGGTACTACTGGTCGCTGAAGCAGGCCGCGCTACAGAATTGGGCGACCTACATTGAGCGTTACAGCATGGGGATTCGGGTCGCAAACTACCCAATTGGCAATGATGGGGCGAAGGCCGACATGGAAACCGCCATGCAGAACCTGCTTGGCGATGTCTCGGTTCTGATTCCGAAGAACGGCGACGGCACGGACGCGGGCTACGACATCAAGATTCTTGAGCCGAACGGCGGCAATGCCGAGGCGTTCGCCAAGATGGTTGAGTACCTGACCGAGAACATCAAGGAAGTGATTCTTGGTCAGACGGGCACTTCGCAAGCCGTCACGAGCGGGCTTGGTTCCAGCATCGGCGATCAGCACGCGCAGACACTCAACCGTCAGTTGACCTATGTGGCGAACGCGCTGGCCGAAACGATCACGCGCGAAATCGTCACGCCGTTGTTCCGCATGAACTTCGGCGACGATGCCATTCCGCCCGCGTTCTCGTTCAGCGTGAGCAAGCCGAACCCTGACGAGTACATGAAGGCCATCGAATCCTTCACGAAGTTGGGTGGCCGCGTCAGCGAGCGCGAGGCGCGCAAGGTGCTTGGGCTTGCCGAGCCGGAAGACGATGAAACGGTGCTTCAGGCTCCCGCCGAGGGCGGCATGGGCGGCGGGCCGGGGCTTGACCTCCCGCCGATGGGGCCGGAGAGCGAGCCGGAGGGCGAAGAAAGCCAGCCGTTTCAGAAGGACAGATTCGCGCTGTCGGATGTCGATTTGACCCCGACCGAGGAGATGGCGAGCGCGGCCCGTCGTGGGCTGGAACTGCGGAAGAAGCACGGTCGCGGCGGCACGGAAGTTGGCGTGGCTCGCGCGCGCGACCTGTCGAACCGCAAGACGCTCTCGCCGTCCACCGTAAGAAGAATGCACTCGTATTTCGCACGGCACGAGGTGGACAAGCAGGGCGAGGGGTGGGGCGAGGACTCGGCTGGATACATCGCTTGGCTGCTTTGGGGCGGCGACCCCGGTAAGGCGTGGGCCAAGCGAAAGGACAAGGAACTTGACCGCGCCGAGGGCAAGGACGAGAACGCCGCCGAGGACGATGCGGTGAGTCGCAAGATCGCCCTGCTGCGCGGTGAGGGCTATCCGCAGGATCAGGCCGTGGCTATCGCGCTGTCGATGAAGCGGCGCGGAGAACTGAACGCAAAGAAGGGTCGCAAGATCACCGCCGCGAAGCGTGGCCGTAAGGCGAAGGCCAGCAAGACCCGCCGCCGAAAGTGACCGAGTTCGACCGCATCTATCGGCGCGGCCTGCGGGAAGTCGCCCGCTGGTATCGCGCGGCCCTAGCCGCACAGGTGCGCGAGGAGCCGGAGGAGGCCGAGGATGCTTGGGAGCGGTACGGGAACGCGCTGGGGCAGGTGCTAACCCTGTCGGCCCTTGCGGGCGTGGCGCGCGCCCACGCGGCTGCAAAGGCGCAGGGAGCCGAATGGGAGGCCGAGGAATGGCCCGAGGACAAACCGGAAACATTCGCCGTCGCCAAGACGGGGTTTGAACCGGGCGTCTTTTGGGAGGCCGTGCGGGGCTTCCGGCGGCGCATCCCTCGTTCGTGGCTGGAGGTGCAGCGCATCCGGCGGCAGATGCGGAGACTGTCGGAACGCATTGCGAAGGCCGAGAGCCGGACGGCGGTGCGCGACCTGTCGCGGCGGCTGGAGGCTTTGCGCGCGACCATCGACGGCTCGTTCCGCGTCAAGGGCGCAACCGTGCAGCAGGCGACCCGGCTGCGCGACCTGATCGCCCGCGCGATTGAAACTGCCGACACGCCGAAGGGACTAAAAACAGGAAGTTTAAGTTCCTTTATTCGGCGCGCACAGGTCGAAGGCATCATCGGCATGACGGGCGCGAGGCTGGAAACGGTCTACCGCACCAACATGGCTTCGGCCTACAACGATGCGACCGCCGACGCGATGGACAAGCCAGCCGTCGCCAAGTGGGCTCCGCTGCTGCGCCTAGTCGAAATCCACGACAGCCGAACGCGCGGTGCGCCGGGTGGCGTTTACCGCCCGAAAGGCAAGAGCCGGAACCCCGGCTCGCATTGGCAGATGGACGGCTACATAGCCACGGCTGCCGAATTCAAGCGGCAGGGTCTAGTGCCACCGAACGGATTCAACTGCCGTGGCGCACTCATGCCCGTGACCTTTGACGAGGCGCGAGCAATGCGGCTGGTGAGCAAGGACGGAAGTCTAGACCGTGCCGCGCTGGCGCGGTATAACGCAGCACGGCAACGCATCATCGACAGAGGCGATTACCCCGACCCCGGATTCAAACGATGAACAACAAGACAGAGGACAAGTTTTATTTCGGCAAGCCCGGAGAACCCGAGTCTCGAAAAATCAATGATGATCTTCGTCGCGCATCGGTGCATATTTCTGCTCGCAACAGGGAAGGAATTGAAATCCTCGAAACTCTGTTGGATGCGAAGAATCGCGGCGAACTTTCGGCGGGTCAGGAGTCATATCTTGCAGAATTGACCAAAGAAGCGAGAGACATCGGATGGCGACCCGTTGGAAGCAAGTTCTCCCGCCCCGGCCAGCCCGAGCGGTTTGCGGACGATACGAAGTATCCCAATATGGGTAGCGAAACTCGCGCTCGTATGCGTGTTTGGATCAATAGCGCGTTCAAGACTGCGGCAGAAAGAAACAACGCGGAACGCAAGATGGAGAAGGTGTACGAGGACGATCCCGCATATTGGTCTCGAATGGGATGGAAGGCCATTGCGGAATATGCGGAAGTATTCTCCCGCCCCGGCCAGCCCGAGCGGTTTGCGGAAATCAAGGCAAGCGATTTGTATGCCATTCACGACGCAATCGGCAAGCGCGCAATCGCGGCATACAAGAGTGGCCCCGATTCTTTGGCGGCGAAATATGATTCTTGGATTGAAATGGTTCAAGACATGATTTCGCTAGCGCGAGATGGCAAGCAGGATCTTTTGAAGAAATATGCGCGCGGTCTGCCATCGGAACTTCGCAAGATGCTTCCGTCAAGCATTTCGTTTGCTCGTCGGCGTTCGCCTGCGCGTTACACTATCGAATTGGACTTCAGCAACGCTGCCGAACAGTCTGAAACATCCAAGAACGACGACATGGCCGAGATGTTGAAGCAGGCTGAAATATCGCTTCAAACGATGACCTCGGCACAAGGTCAAGGATTGACGGCAAAGCGTTTTCTGCAATATGCCGAGGGGTTTTTGCATTCTAAAACTCCAAGCGCGTTGCGAGACAAGTTGAATCGATTGAAGCGAATGGTGCTGGCCCTGCCGGACATGAAACACCCCTTCTCCCGTCCCAACCAGCCCGACAAGTTCGACGCATCCAGCCTTGAGCGCGGATCGTTCGCAGAGGCGAGCAAGTCGCCCATCCTCGGCAAGTTGCTCTCCGAGAAGGCGATGCCCGAGGGCGGATGGCGAGCCGTTCAGGTCGGCAGCGATACGCTCGTGATTTCGTTTGAGGACGGCGATGTCGCCGGGAACTTTGCTCGCCGAGTGGCGGGCAAGGGCTACAGCGCAACTAGCCCCGTGCAGGCGATTGGCCGCTATTGGAATGTGGAGGTGAAGAATGGCAA